TGGAATTGCATCTTTTTTATCCTCTTCTGCCAATATCTCGCTAATGATTTGGTTTCGGATTAGGTCGTTCGTGTATGGCTTTCCGTCTGCGGCGGGTTTCAATTCTTGCTTCAACAACCAATCAAGATAGTCCAATCCCTTCCCACTTGGGAGTTGGCCGATCTCTCGGAGGCTTGAGCCTTTATGCTTTCCGAACTTCAAGACCATATCCCGCTTCTCTGTGGCTGGTGCTTGCTCGCTCACCAGTTGAGCCGTGATCTCGGCCACTTCTGCTTTCGTTATCTTGGCGGGCGGTGGCTCGTTCTTGATTGTGTTTAGCGGTTCGTTGTCGAACCCGCCGTGAGGAACTTCTTCCGCTGGCGTTGTGCTTAGGTTGCGGTCGATGAGTACCACGATATGAGCAAAGGCAGAGCGGCAAGCCCGACTGATTGCCCTCGTCTGGCACATTGCCCGCTTGGCGTAGGTCGGGCGGGTTGCCCACATCGGCTCGTCATCACCCAAGAACCCCTCGGCACTTGATATGACTTGGCCATTATCCATCCGCTTTACTTCACCGATGCACCGATACCCATCTTCGAGCCTCTCAACATCTCTTGCGCTTGCTACGCATCCGTGGGCTACTGCGATTGCTTGCCATCCCTCGACTCGCACATAATCCTTTTGGCCTATGCGCTGGCAAGTCTGCTTTACTATTTCTCTACAAGCTCCCGCCACATCCGTTGCTTGTCGTATATGATTGGAGACTCCGTTGGTGGTTGTTGCTAATTCCATTTGGTTATTCCTTTAGGTTCAATAGTTGGGGTTGCTGTTGTAGTGTCCGTATTCCTCACGCTCTCGCCGAACTGAATCGGGGAAGCGCATGAAAGAAAAGTCTTTCTTCTGGTCATGCTCCGTGTCGGGTATGGACTCTGCTTTGACTTCCGTCTTTGGTTCTGTCGTTGCTTTTGTATTCTTTGGTTTCTTCATTTGGTTGTTCCTTTGGTTATGGTTTCTACTATCGGGGAAAGCCATTTGTGGGAGATATCGTGGGAGGGGATGCGGAAAACAAGGATGCCTTTCGACGCGGCGAGGTTGTACTTTTCCATGTCACGAAGGAACCCGCTTGGCCGGGTGTGTCTCCCCTTGCTCCAAACTCCCCCTTCGAGTTCAACGGCTACCTTTAATCCATTCGACTCCACATAGAAGTCGAATCGGAACTTCCGCTTGGCATCAAACTTGAACTCGGGGATGAGCTTCGGCCCACGGAGAACCATCCAAAGCAACTCGAACTTGCCCGAAGGTTTCAATTTCTACCCGCCCAATTCTTTGATGGCAAAAATAGCTCTGGCTCTTTAGGTTGGTTGCCCTCAGACACGATCTTGTCTAACCGATCTAGGTCGGCGGCCACGCTCAAATAAAATCGCCGTCTCTCATAGTTCTGTTGGTCGATGTTCTTTGCAAGTAGCCTCACCCCTTGAAGGATGAGAAGCCCGAAGAATATTGCGAGGCCAAAGATCACCAGCGAATCCTCATCTTGTGCCACTCGGGGGAGCAGTAGCTAGGGTTAGAAATCCAAGGATATTTCTGATCGTCCTTTGAAACGAATCCTTCCCAAAGAACTTCCCCCGCCTTTTGATTCTGGTAATCCATCTCAGCCCAACACGCTTTGAGTTTGTCGTGATCGAGGCGAGGCATCCGTAAGAGGGCGTTGGCCTTGACCTCATAAGATGCGGGTTCGATCTCTTCGATCAGCTTGAGCCGTTCTGCAATCGGCTTCGGATTGGCTGGGTCGAAAGCGTCAATCAAGATGATTGTTCCCTTTGCCGCCTTTGTCCTCATCCCCATTATCTCGCCATCAATATATCGTGCGTTGATCTCGACTCCCTTGAGTCGTTCCAAAACTAGCTCTGCGTTCTTGGCCTTCACGCCGTGGCGATTCATAACCAATCCGGTAGATTGGTCGAATAAGAATCTCCATCCGTTCGCTTTGGGCTGGTGGATGTGATTGCGATACTCTTTTCCGTACACGCTCACCGCACAAGGAACTGGCCTAGCGGGTTTCGGGGATATCATTTGCGTATTATTCATAGGATTTCTGGGGAGTAAAGATAAATCTTTTACCTTGTGAATATTATTTCCACAATGGCCAGTACCGAGCCAGCCCCGATCACGAGGCCAGCGATATAGTATAGGAGTGGTTTGTTCATTTGGTTTTGCCTTTCTTTGATTCAAGATAAGAGGTCAGAAACTTGCGATCTTTTGTTGATATTTGTTTTCTTTGCTTTAGGTCTGCCACTAGATCGCTAGCGAGCGATTCCATTTTTGCCGTGATTGATTCTAGTTTCATTTGGTTGGTTCTTTCTTTGGTTGATGGTTAGCGTCCATTAAGAAACTTGCAGAACTTGGAGTATTCGAGGGTCGGCATATACACCTCCCCAAGATCGCCCATCTCGGTTGGGCGGGTCACTCGCACTTCGCCGAAGGTGGTTTCGATGTAGCAACTCTCAGCCGCACTATCCTCGAAAACTTTTGAGGCGATAGCACGAATTTGGTTGAGGGTGGAGGGAAGGGTTTCCGTCTTTTCCGCTGTGGTTGTTTCCATATTGCGAATCTATACCACCCCACCCGATCTGTAAAGGATTATTTAATCTTATCTTGACGATTGTTTGTAACTCTTTGATGCTGGGGGCTTTATAGGAGGGGAAATAAGGCGAAAGTATGGGGTTTTGCGGAGATATTTTTGCCTTGGCCCACATCGTAGTGACTCGTTGTGCTTCTTTCGTTGAGCGCAAATAGTTCCCTTGAACTTTTTCATTTCCGCTTTGCCAGCCCGAACCATCTGCGAAATAATTCTCGAAGTTGTGGTGGGTGTGCGGTTAAAAAGTTTTGCTATTTGTTTTGTTGTGAGCCAACCCGGAGGGATTTCTTCTTCATCCCTTTTCAAAATATGATCGGCAAGTGCCTTGACCCACTCGCTACTCATCAGAATGTCTTCATGTTGGTAGGCACGATGAACTTTCCGTTGCGCTCCTTGGCTTGAAACACATCGTGGCCATGTTCGTGAATCAATCCGAAAGCCCAACCATGTTGCCAGCGCAGTCTCCGCATCTGGCCTCTCGTATATGATGGGGTCTTGTTGGAACAGCATCCGATATTGTAAGCCTCTCGGCTATCGAGGCTCACGCTTTTGAAATAGTCGATGGCGTGGGTGTGACCGAACAGAACCGCCCCTGCTCCGTAAGCATCGGCGTGTTGTTTCGCTCCATGCATCGAAGCTCCGTAGCCGTGAACGAATGTAAGCGAGCCGTTCTTGTAAACTCCCGCTGTTGAATCGTAGGGATACATCTTCCCTCTCGTCTCCTTCATTATGGTTTCGATATTGTTGCACCCATCCAGAGCGTAGTCCCTCGCCACTCCGCTCCTTACATTCGTGGACATATCAAAGATGCGTTCATCGTGATTGCCTCTTAGGAATATCCTCTCCTGTCCAAACTTAAAGAACGCCCTCATAAATTCCTCGCCCTCATCCCAATCCCTTTGAAGCGAAGAGGCTTGGTCGGTATCGTCTGCCCCTCGGCGTATCGCTCGAAAATCCCAGTTGTCTCCTATGTTTACCACGAGGTCGGGCTTATAGTCTGCACAAAAAGCAAGCAGAGCCTTGATCGTAGTCGGGTCTTGCTCATCGCCGTGCACATCGCCGGCGGCCACGAACTTTATTGGCTTCACTTAATCCCACCCATCATATCAAAGATTTGTTTGCACGAACTTCTTGCTGTCGTGGCACATAAATCTTGATCCTCCATTCCAAGCCTTGCCAGCTCTAAAATTATTTTGATCTGCCCTCGGAGCGTCATAAGATAGGTCACTTGGTCGATTGATTCTTCTATTGCGTTCTCTGTTACTCGAATGGTGGGCATCGTCCAAAGGGGGCCAGCCTCGCCGTGTTGAGCTTGGCCTTTGCGATACTTAATTTCTATTGCCTCGATCGTTGCAAGTTGAATCTGGCTAAGGTGGTAGGCGTGTTTCTCCGTGAATTCATTACTCGCCACAACCTTCACGCCTGTCATCTTTTTAACGACTAGACCAAGGATTTTTTTTCACAATACTTTTCTTTGCAATTAGTGTCGCTTTCTGTGGAGTGACAAGCTCTCGCCACCCAGAAATCAAAGCATCTTCTAGGTGAGGTTCTTCCCATTCGAGATGTCGAAGCTGATACTTCTCACCTATCTTTTGGCAAATGGCATATGTCTCGGAATCGTCCCATGCGACGATAAACGAGCCTGTAGAGCTTAGGGATAGGGGAACATAGTCTATTGCGTGTGCTCCCTTGCCTTGGTCAATGTGGAGCGATTGCGGGGGTATTCCTCGGGCGTTGGTGACTTTCATCCCTGCCTTTGTTCTTCCTTGGGCATATAACTCTTCTTGCTCCTCGGGCGTTCTGGATGAGCAGTAGATCAGAACCGGAATCTTTTTGCTTATCAGTTCCGAATACCAGCGTGAAACTCTATCCCCGAAACTAGGTTCGAGGTTTTTGATATGTCCCCTCGATCTTTCCGAGGCTTCTTTGATGGTCATTTATTTTCGGCTCTTGCCCTCCACCGCTCCTGTTCTGCGATGGCGTTGCTGAGTGCTTTAAGTGCTTTTGCGTATTGTTCACGAAACTCGGGCTTCACTAGGCCGATGGTTCTTTCGAGTCGATCCCACTCCATAATGAGTTCGGGGATGTCGGCAGGGGAAGGGGCGGTGTAGGTGTAGCTGGTCGAAGCGCAAGAACTAAGGACGAGACCTCCACCAATTATCAAGATCAGCATCACGAACCCTGCGGCGATATTCAATCTCTGCATCATCTCTTTCCGTCCTTGTCTTAGCACGATTTTTAAGCCACCAGAAAACAATCCCAACAACTCCTGCAAGCGAGGCGATGGTGGCCTCAAGCATGGCCTACTTCTTCGAGAACTTGCTGAGGAACGAAACGATCTTGGTGAGGGTCGCTTCTGGCTCGTCACCGGGAATCAGGGAAGCAATCGCAATCACCGCCGATAGCAAGGCAACCAAAGCACCCACCCAAGCAAAGACATCCTGTGACTGAATGAAGGTTAAGATTTGTTGCATAACAAGAGGGGGGTGTCAAAGGCGAGAGCCAGTAGATGTGTCGTATGTGCCATCATAAGACCAATAAGATATTGGGGTGATTGAAAAAGACGAAGCGCCTCCACTTGTTCCGTAGAATGTCATGCCTTCAAAGTCAAATGATTGTTCATAACCAGAATAATTTTGGGAAGTTATTGCAAGCCCCCCACCACCACCATCATCGTATAGTGCGGATATTTGGTAATCTGGAACAATCAAGTTACCATATGAATAGAATTGTCCACCACCGTACCAAGAGCCATTGATCGAGTTTAACGAGGAAGATGACAAAATTGTCCAGCTTGGATTACATACAATATCTTTTTCTTCTAATGCAGAGTTCTCCAAAACAATGCTAAAGGTTAGGGTTGAATCATCTTGGCCTGTGTAAGACCCGGTTATCGAGAATGAGCGCAACACCCAATACATTTTCATTGAATCTTCTACGCTTGCGGCTGTAAAACTAGATGCGCCACCCGAAAAGACTGGAAGGCAAAACGGAAAATAACCGCTGTAGCTAGCGTGTAATACTTTACCCATAGGATGTCTTTAGGGCATCAGCCCCAAGGCTTATTCTAAAACTCGCTTGGCGAGGCTGACCGTGGCCTGTGCGACAACTTGTTCATTCGTTCCGTCAGTCTCAAACACTTCCATCAGAATATCCTTTTGGGTTGCTGTGGACAGGATGGCGTTAGCTGAGGCAGTTGTGATGTTAAAGGTTAGGTCTAACTGATTTCTTTGTAACTGTAAGGATTGTGGTATGGGAGGCTTGGGGAAAATAATTGCTGGGTTATTTGTAAAGCCATAACCCCTATCCAAAACATTGATATTTTGCAACTGCCCATTCTGTATTGTCGGATTATCTAATCTAACACCAAGTCCAGTTGCGTCTTGTATTGTTGCGCTATAATTGTTGCTGGTATAATAAGAGCCAGCACAAGTGATAGAAATAGAGGAAATAATAGACCCCGCTGGCGTTGGGACAGAAATGGCTGGTGCTGAAGTATATCCTTCGCCGCTTTCGACAATTACATAGTTACCGCTAAGGTTGTTATCAACAATATAATTTACCTTGGCGGTCTGTCCTCCAACGGGGGCTGTGCCAACCGTGGCCTCGTATGTTCCCGGTGCATACCCAGCCCCCATAGTCGTTATGGCTACTGACGAAAGCAAGCCATTAGGTGCGTCTGGGCTTGGTGCGGTAACAATAGGCACAGAGGTATATCCTGCACCAGCATTGACTATCTGAAATACATATTTTGATTCTGATTCTTTAATAAGATTTGCAACTGCATTTCCCCCCGATTGTGGGCTTTGTTGGATTTGCAATGAGTAGGCTTGTCCAACCTTATATCCGTTGGGACTATTTTGCAATTCAAGGGTATTTAAGAATCCAGACTCTAATCTCCTATCTGGGTCTGGTGCTGTGGCAACTTGCGTTGTTTGATAGCCAAAGCCGGGGTTTTCAATAACTACGCTTACAGACCCAGAGCTAGATTGCGTGAACAGAACAGAGGCTTGCCCTCCGTCTATTGGGCTGGTCGGAACAGAAAGAGAGAATGATTGCCCTATGGAATATCCTTGAGGTTGAGTTAAAACAGAAACACTTTTTACTTGCCCACTAATAAAGTTTGGTGCTGGGGCGGTTACAATAGGAGCAGAGGTGTATCCGCTACCACCACCTACAACTACAATTTGAGATTTTGTCCCCCCCCTACTCACAATTAAATCTATTTGTGCCGCCGTTCCGGAGGCGGGGGATTGCACAGAACAGCTATATGTCCCATCTGAATACGAGGCTGGCGCATTAAGCAGGGTGGCAGAACGAACTAGGCCAAGAGTTTGAACGGTTTGAAATCCAATGTTTACGCTTTTTGTGTATCCAACTCCACCGCTTCCTAGCAGATATTGAACAGAGGCTGGGCCGGGTCGAGTTGTAATAGAGGCGGGTTGCGAGAAGGGCGAATCAATAAATCCAAGATTGAAAGTAGCTGGCATAGTATAGACAGTTGCCCCACTATACTCAAAGATAACTGGGTCGCTGGTTAGTGTGCCTAACTCAACAATATCAAACCCCTCTCTATATGTGGATGGATACCCCGCCCCTGCATCTAATAGCCTAAACTCTGGCGTAAATCTGCCTCCTCCAAAGTCTTGAAAGCCAAATTCTGAGCCGTTAACGCCTATATCTACAACAGCTACTTGATACGATGTGTCTCTAGGCGGGATTACAATTTCCATAACTGCGTATCGGGTCGGAGCAAAATTCCTATTTTTTGGAACAATGGCAACTCGTGCGCTTTTGCCAGCAAATTTTTCGTGTTGTGGGTTGGCATATTGATCTGGGGTATTTCTAATGGTGCTTAAAATTTGCTTGCTGGTAGGCGTTGCGTTTATATTCAAAAGTCTTTGGGGATTTATTGTCCCAATAATTGCAACGCCGTACATAAGCACAGGCGTTCCACGGGGAAAATATGTGGCGTATGCCTCTGATGTAATTTGACCGCCGCTGGGCAAGCCAGAAGATTCTGCTGGTCTAAATACTCTGGTTTGCTGGGGATCAAATATTGACCCAGTTACAACAACCCCAATATTATTTAATAATTGTGTGCCATACCTAATAACTTTTGCGGTATTCCTCCGAAGTTCTGCTTTATCGTTGCCTCTTGAACTGAAATTCTGATTGAGGCCTCCAAATCTGCCACCATCCCGCCCCAGCCCACCAGTAATAAATTTACACATATCGGGGAAAATGCCCGACCCATTCCCAAACCTAACATTAAGGCCGCCAAGATTGATCTTTGTTGCGGTTTCAGAAAAGGTGGTTACTGGAGTTCTAATCATTCTCCCAAATTCGCCACCTCCAACAATAGTTTTATCAACAACGCTAGAGTACCATGCATTTACATCAGTCGTTTGACCTTCACTAAACCCCACCCTTGCAACAGGCAAGAACGCTAGAATATCGTCGTGCGATACGGTTGGAGTGGTTGTTGTAGAATATCCATATCCCACATCAGTAATCGTGGTTCTCCATAAAGTACCCGACCCAGTATATGCTATTGAGGCAACTGGTCTTTTGGATGTCGGGGGTGTTTGTGCACCATCTGGGTCGCTAAATATAAGAGAGGTTTCGTTTGTGTTTACTCCCTTACACCCCAGATCAACAATCCCTGTGCCAGTTGCATATAACGATCTTGTTGGTCTAAAAAGCGTTACAGCCGGAGCGGAAAGATAACTAAACCCCCCGCTTGTAATTGTTACTGACTGAATAAATCCTCCGCTTGCTACGACAGTTGCTACAGCAGTTCCCGGTGTTGGCGCATCAAGGGTGACGCTGGGTGCAGTTAAATAGTTAGTTCCTCCATTAGTAATAGTTATTTTATTGATTGAGCCATTAAGTGAAGATGCAGTTGCCGCCGCCGAAGTTCCAGTTGTTGCGCTAAATACTAAATTAAATGGCCCAACTCCGTAACCAAAACCGCCAGTCACGATTGATATTGTTGTAACTACGCCAGCCAATACTGTCGCAGTAAAAGTAGCTCCCGCAGTTGTAGGTGATGCTATATTTAGGCTGTATGTTCCGCTTGGATAACCAGAACCTCTATTTACAATATCTAAATCAACAAGCTCACCGCCAAGTATGCCCGAGGAAAATGTTGCCGTTACTGTGGTTCGAAGTCCTTGTGCCAAATCTGGGTTAATCAATATTTGGTTTTCTGCAAACTCGTAGCTGTTAGCAATATTAACGCCACCAACGCCAGAATCTATATATCCAAGTGGCCTAGTAATAATGCTGGGGGTTGGTATTACAAACCCCGCTGTAACACTTGCTGTGACTGGTGCAACATAATCAACATTTAATCCAAAGATTCCTGTTACTATTGGGAAAGTTGCTATGGAAGAAATCAGATTTGCGGTAACTGGCGTGTAGGTAAATATCCGAGCCGAACCAACTGTCCTAGATGCTGGTGATGTGACTATTGTTGCAGTAGCCCTAATCGTGCTGATCGGCTGTGTGCTTGCGGCTTGACCATCTGCTAATTTTAATGCTGAGGTTCCGAGTCTAGCCTTAAAAGAACTATCATCTGCTGGTTGCTTTGAGCTAACAACATTTTTAACCACTTGAAGAACGTTAATTTTTATATTTCTTTGTTCGTCGGAATAAATAGTTGGCTTTGTAATGGGAATTGCACTTGCACCATCTAAGAATCTCCCACTCGCAACATCCAGAAATAGCTCTTGAGAGTTCACTTTAGTCTAGTTCCTTGTCAATTTACCTACCCAAGACCGTGATTGTGTCGGGAGTTCCGTTGCTACATACCGTAAGGGTGATTTCTCTAAACCCAGCCACCCCTCCCCCAACATTTGCTCCTGCCGTAGCAGATATTACATAGCTTCCATCAGTTACCTTGATTGTGATGTTGTCCCCAGCTATCGGGGTTCGTTGCTTTACGGCGGTCTCCATGTCGTGCAGATAGGTTTTTGTGATAAGCCCATTATCGGCCAATATCGGAACGCCAACAAAGGATGTTCCTGTTCCATTTTTCATAGGATTGCTTGCATCTGACCCTTGGTTGCCGAGGCTCGCACCCGATATAATCCGCCAGCCTTCTCAACGGACGAGCCAGTTATGTTTATTGCATTAACATCTATGCCAAAGCCGAAGACTGGGTATTGAACCGTGCCAATTATGGCTGTTGTGCTTGGCTTGTTCCGAATGACTTGCACCTCTAGGTTGGCCACAAAAGCCCTCACTTGATTCTGTACGGCAGTTATATCTTCGCTTTGGCTGTTTGTCGTAATAGTGGCTGTTGGAGAAAGCCATTCGCACACATAGTTAATTGCGGCATCTAGGGCTGGTAGCTGAACAAACCCGCTCACGATCTCCTTTTGGTATTGGTAGCTTGTTTCTAGTACATAAAGAGAGTTGTCCCCAGTACCGCCCTCTGCCGAAACTTCTAGTCGATAAAGCCCTGTGCCTGTATCCCCCGCTATGTGACTCATGTTTCTACGAACAACTCGGAAGTTGCCCGGAGGCTGGTCTGGCACTCCGCTTAGATTTTCGTCTAGTGAAAAACTTGAACTAAGGGCAGAGAACGAGCCAACAACGGAAAACTGGAAGGACGAAATCCCATCACGCCCATTGTCTGTTGTGATGTCTGGTTCGTATTCAAAAGATGTAATGTTTGATAAAATTGTGGCTGACATATTGTTTCCTTATTTTGCAACAGCGGCTGGTATTTTGCTTGAGAGTGCTTCGATTGCTTTAAGCAGGGCTGAAAATGCTTCTTCCTTGGGTGCTTTCACTCCTTTTGTTTCCATCCCAAAGGGCTTCCTCTGATCTTCAAATCTTTGAGCGGCGTTTGTTGCGGCCAGCTCGGCTGGGTTCACGCCAGTTCGTTGTCCTTGAATCTGCTCCATAAGACTAGGAGCATTTGCGGCCGCTTGTTGGGCGGCGAGCTTCTCTCTGTCTCTTTGCTGCCCAACTCGCATTGGCCCAAGCGATCCTCCCTGAACTTCAGTTCCTGTAAGCTGATCTGCGGTGCGAGCGTTTTCAGTCTTTAGCTCTCTCTCTCGCCTTTTTGTGGCCGTGGCCATCGCTTGCCTACCCGCTGGGGTTGCTCCAAGTACTCCCCCAACCGCCTCTCTTGCGGTTTCTTTCTTTTGTTTGTTTTCATCTCTAGTCCTTACCGCATCTCTTAAAAGTCTTGAGAATTTTCTATCATCAGCATCGCTCTCCATCCTAATCTTTTCGTCTAGGTTGTAGCGCTCTTCCCTATAAATTCTTTTATTGTTATCTATCTTTCTCTGCACTCGTTCTTGCTCTGTCTTTTTCTCTCTTGCCTCTGATTGGTTCGCCAACTTTTGTTCTGCATCAAAAACCATTTTATCAAACTTGATCTGTTCCTCCGCGCTTTTCTTGGATTGTCTATCTAGCTCTGCCCCTCGGTCTCTTGCAAACTTTGATGCACTTGCGCTACTAAACTCCTCTCGGGCTTGTGGGTCTTTTATGCTTTCTTGGAATTTCTGCCTTTCCCTATATTGTTGGCTAATTTCCTCTAGCTTTTTCCCTTCTTCATCTAGCCCAGACAACCTTTCTTCGTTTATGTTCTGGCTTATCATTCCAGCCGCAAGCTCTAAATCCCTTAGTCGTTGTTGCGATTGCTGTAATTCTTCGATGGATTTTCTTGTTCCAGTTATACCAGCAATAAAGTTCTTAAGTGGGCTTCGGTCTAGCTCGGCCAATGTTTCGGTTATCGATGATATGTTTGCCTCTAGTCCTTTGACTTGTGATTGAGCCTCGGCAAGACTGATCGCACCACCCGCATTGTCTATGTCTTGAAATGCCTTAGATGCGGATTGGGCAACCCCCCTTGCAATCTCTCCCATCTTTTCAATTTGATCTGTAAAGATTTTAACAGAACCAACTGCGACAGCCCCGACAAGAGATTTTCCTATAATGTGGGCAAGACTATCAGCCGCCCCAGCCGCTACATCTGCCCCAGTTCGTGCCTCTGCTAGTGTTCGGCTGAAATTGCTAAATGCTCCCCTTGCTTTCTCCCCACTTATATGAAGTCTTTTAACTGCATTTGCCGTATCGTTGACGGCCTTGTCTGCTCCTCTGTTGTCCCCTCGAACCCTAAGCATTAGTTCTTGTGATGCGTCTGCCATATTACAACCCTATCTTGTCACTTGATTCTTTGTTTTTTCTTCCAAGATATACATTCATGTCTTTCATAACTTTCTGTACTGCCTCAGCAAGTCCGGGGCCACCGATCTTAACCGCCCCAGATATGGCTCTCTTCCTTACTGGATAAAATCTAGTGTCCTTATCGCCGGCACGATTAAAAATAATGCCTTCCATCAATGCTTTTTTGTTGTCTGCTTTTGTTCCCCCACCAAGCCTCATTATTGCTTGCTTGCTATAATCACCCCTTGTAAGAGACGCTTTCTTGCCAAATACGGAGGCCGCCGCCGCCCATCCGTTCCTTATATAGTTAACAGACCGCTTGCGACCAGCTACGAGCCTTCTTGCTAGATGGCCAATCGTGGTTGGTTTTCCACCCATTCCAAGCCCACCCACCCCAATTTTCGTTTTCCCAAGAGTTGCAAGCCCTCTATTTTTAAGCAACCAATTTACTAGCTTGTATGTTCCAGCATAGCTTTCGTTTCTTGCAAAAAATTTCTTGGTTTCTCCAATTTTGCGTTTTATGATTTTACCATTCTTACCAACTCCGATAGGCTTATAGATGCCCTTGGTTTTTACAGAAGAAACAATGCGCTCTAGTTCAGAAGCTATTTGTGCTGAGTTACTTCGGTATGTTGTCCCAATGGCTGTAATTGCTACATCGCCAAGTTTGCTATTGATAACATCGGCCATATTCTTTCGGCTTACACTTTGATATTGTTGTAGTTTATGAGCAAATTGAGCTTGGTTCAAAAGGTCAATCGTTATCATATATCATTTCTCTCCGTCAAGAATAGTATCTATAATGCTATTAGCACCAACGCTTTGTCTCCTAACCTCGAAGCCTTTGTTGATCATAATGGCGTGTTCAATTTGGCCGATCTGACATTCGGATAGTTCCCAAATAATATAGTCTCTTTCCCACCCAAACTCCTTTGCAAAAAGCCAGACGGTAGAAGCTATCCCGGCTGGCCTTATTGTTTTGGGTCTGAATCTCCTCCACCCGTAGTCACCCTAGAATCGGCAATCTCTTTGAAGGTTTCTTCTACAATCCTAACCGCCTCTGTGAAGTCCTCCTCCTTGAATGAATCTGCCCAATCAAGAACCGCACCCCGAAACTTTGCCTTGTCCCAGCCTAGCGAGATTAGTTTCGTCCTATCATTGACCAAGGCAAATAGGGTTGACCAAATAAAGAACTCGGTTGAATCAGAATCTTCCCTAACTTGCCCCAAGATGATCCTGTGCCCAAGGCTGAACTTGTTTAGCTTCTGTCCCTTAAAGGTCTTTTCTGTCATCACAAAAGATTTGTCGAGGGATTTGTTTATGATCTCTTCATCGTTTACTAAGTCGTGGTTCATAGGTATTTGCTCAACTTTCTGCGAAGTTCTGGTGAGGCCGATTTGCTAATTAGTAGTGTTGCCTTGCCAAACTGCTTTCTCACTAAAGGAGTTGCGTTGTTCATCGCATCTAATAGACGCTCACGATTCTCTAGAACGGCTCGGCAATAGGCCAAGGGGTCATCTAGGTTTGTGATTGCACCCCAGCCCTTTTCCCATAGGTCAATGATTCGCCCACCCGTACCATCTGGAAGGTCGTTAAAGAAGAATGTAACGCTCCGCTTGTTGCCGTTGTCTGCATCCTCGATAACAGCCATAGGCTCTGTCTCTCGAAAGGGGATGCCAAAGGTGGCGAGAACCGAGGCTAGTTTGATGTTGCGTGTATAAAGGATTTTTTCTTGCATAAGGATTTCTTGGGTGAACTAACTTATTCCATCGTATCGAACTGCCGTAAAGCTGACTTCCTCGAAGTTATCTGCGCTTCGGTTTCTAGAAACTTCCGTCACATAGGCCGCACCAGCAAGATCAAAAGAGCTTCCGTTGGCTACGGTTATGACTGCACCAACCAAGGCACTGAAAGTTGTATAAGCACCCGACACGGAGTGAGTAACTTTCTTATTGCGGAAGGCAACCGCAGTAACATCCCCGCTTTTGTTTTTTAGCTCAACAGAATCAGCAGAAGCAGAGGAGGAAATGGATTTGATAACCATTCCGGTCTGGTCGCTCGTAGCTCCAAACTTGAGGTTCGTGCCAGTTCCGATAATTGTGGCGGCCATATTAAGTTCCTAGTCCGTTGTAGGCGGTTGCGCTTAGATCGAATGTAGCAAACCCATCAGAAGCCTCAGAGAAAGAGGCATCAGTTACATAATAAGTTCCAGAGGAAACAGCCGTTGAGTTAGATGTAAGCGCAAGGGTCTGACCAATTCCACTCGATGCAACCGCCGCACTACAATTCCCAGACATGCTTATGTTCCTGCGATAACCGGAAAAGGCAACAGCCAAGTGCGTTCCATTGTGTGCCGATACCTCTGTGGCTTCGGCAGTTTGCGCTAAAGAAAAACTCTGAATTACAATTCCAGACTCAGACGCAAGCCCAAAAGCCAAACCAGTCAATCCGATAGTAGTTGCCGCCATTTGCTATTTCTTTGTGTCAAACATGCCTGCCAAGGAAGCGAGCCTTGATCAATTCCCACAGAGTAGAACAGACTGCACCGGAGATCAAAGCGACCAACCATAGCTTAGTCTTAATGGTGTGAGCGTCAGTCTCTAGCTTTTGTAGCCTTAGATGATATTCAACAATTCCTAGCTGACTCTTCTCTAAGAGGCCAATCACAAGTCCCTGCCTCTCCTCAATTCTTGCCACAGAAATTCTTACCTCGGATAGACGCTCCGAAAGTTCCGCTACTTGATCTGCGCTCACTTCCACCAATCTGCTGAGTCTTTAGCCAGTCCTAGAATCGCTTTCTGTGCGTCTGCAAGGCTCGTGGTGAGGAATACGGAGGGCTGGCCATCAATGTAACCTAACGAGATGAATCCTTCGTCTAGGAGGTATTGGAGGGCTTTGATTGCTTGTTCGTCCTTGCTCATAACATTTAATAAGAAAAGCCTTATTTAAGGTTACGCATCATACCGAATCGCATCCACTTCTTCGTTTGTTGTGCAGGCAGAGGCGGCGGCTTTGCAGGCGAGGTACTTGTTTCGGCACTCGTTAATCCAGCCCAAAATCTGTGCCTTTTTTTCGCCTTGATAGATTCCATTGGCGCAGTTGCGTTCGTCCGTTTCTGTCACCTTTGTGCGAATAAGTTTGGTGGTTTGCTCTCCCCAGATTTGCTTCCTTTCTTCGATAGTCTCGGAAAGGGTGCGGGTATCTTCCCGAGAAATTAACTCGCCCAGATGGTTGTAATTTTCAAAAGATGGCATTTTATTGTCCTAAGAAAAAGCCCAAAGCACTTTGACTATTTCCACCTCGGCCATCTGCCGATGAGGTAAAGTCGGTAGAAAGATGCGCTGAATTGCCAGGACTTAATTGTATCCAACCAGCGGTATTGTATTGAGCGATGGGGCTTTTGAATCCTGCGAACTGGCCCATAAAAGACTGAGATTGCTGGTTAAAACTACGAATCCCGAAATCTGAGTTACTGCCAGTCGCAAGATATGTTTTTACGACGAGTAGCGTAAGGCCAACTGGCAAAATCCAAGATGATGCAAAAGAAGCACTCTTTACTCCTGTCGAGGCGGTAGATAATCCGCTGACATATGAGTTAGTAATTTGTGTGGTGGGTTGAATGTAGTCTGGGTGGGAATTGTAGGCGGCAATTTCGAGGGTGGGTGTGTTGGTTTGGGTGGCGGCAGTGGTCACCTCGTATTTTACGGTGGCGATTGTTTTTGCTACATTCGTCCAAAACGGAAGGACATAACCGTAAAAAGAGTTCATAGCTATAGTATCGTCCAGCCTTCCGTAGCCAATGATGGGCGAAATTAAATTTGCCGATTGAACTGAGATATTTCCAAATATCTTATTCCCAGCCTTGTAGATCGCCATTGCCTAATCCTTAATGACTGACCCAGCTAGCCGTTCCAGCGGTGGCGAAGATTGCGGACAAAGTCGTAGTCGTGAATCCGCACTCAAAATAATCACCGCTAGATAGTGCCACCATAAATCCCCCGCCAAGGGTAGTGGCCGTTGCCCCAGCGTTCACGAATAGTTGCCCTGCCCCAAGGTTGTACACCGTGGCCATTTTGCGGGCGGTATTGGCAGGGACGAGTGTGGCTGATGTGAGGGACGAAAAACTTCCAGAGGTGATGGCGCTGGATGAGATGGCGATGTTAGCCGTGACCGTGCCAGAGATTGCAGGAAGGGAGCCGATTGTGACGCTGTTGCCAATGGTGACGGAGGAGATGCTTACGGGAACCGTGCCAGAAATGGATGCGGTGACTGAGCCGATCTGTGCCGTTCCTGCTGTAAGTTCGGTGCTTGTAAAAAGTTTTGACGTTGCATTATCTACTGCAAGAAAGCTAGCAACGCCACTTTGAGTTTTTGCGGGTTTTACAGTCCCAATTTCTGCCGTCCCTGCAGAAAGGGATGCCGTGACGCTCCCGATCTGTGCCGTCCCTGCTCCGATGGTGACCGTGCCAGAGATGGGGAATGGTGCATTTAGACTTGAGTTATCTCTTGGATAAACAGGGATTCCTCCACCCTCTTGAATAATCGTTGGAGTCGAATTACTATCTACACCCGTAATATTAATGCCATACCCATCCCCACCAGTTACTTTTATTGCTTGAGTTCCCCAGAAAGAATCTGTTGTTACAACATTAGCAAGATTCGCCGTTACCGTGCCAGAGATGGGCTGAGTGGAGGCAGAGGCATCCACTTTCATCGCTCCAACGGAAGAAACATGGACTATGTTTCCTGTCGTAGCCGTTCCAGTATGACCGCCAATTTTAACAAAGGCAATATTGGCAACGCTTCCTTGTGTTGCAACTGCGGATTGTAATAGGCCAACTGCGGTTGAAATATCTGTAACTGCTTGAGTGCCTAGAGATACAACCGTATGAGCGGTAATATGTTGACCGCTTGTAACAATGGTTGAAAGAGTTGTTGCTGTCTGCGTTCCGTCTAAAATTGCTAAGGCCATATGGTAGGTTTCTTGTTAAATGGTGGGCAGATAGAAGCTGTTGAGGGCATCGCTAAAGTCATAATCCCTAAGCCCATCAGCATTTGCGTCTGGGGTGACGATAAAAGATAGGGTCAAGCCCCTTTGCCAAGCTCTTTTGCTCGCCCTTATGCTTGGGGATTGGGAGGTGATTCTGCCCATAAATATCTTCAAATCAGTTACATTGTCTTGAACTTTAGTGACTAGAGTATTGTTGTCGCTGTATAGTGCGGAAAATATGCTGTAATAAGTATCATCAAAAACAGACTGGGTAGTGCGAGCGGTTGAATCGGAGTAGTTAAGTTCAACGCTTATCTCGAATACACCGGAATATGGAACGATCTGTTGGCTTCCAATAGATGCATTGATTGACGCATAAGGGAACAACCTTAGCCCTGTTCTGTTCGTAGTATATACATTCAGCCCCGAGACTGGGGTTAGTAGGCTCGCCAAGGCATCTTCAACTTTGAACTGGGGAGAGGTCATAGCGATGTGCAGGTTGTCTCTAGGGAGATTGTTTTTGACCAAGTACGATTGGCAGACAGCACGGCGGGGGATTCAGAGACTACATTAGCAATAAACACCTTGAGCGTGGCCGTGGTTAGAACACTAGCCAAGTTTGGGCTTTGATACATTACTTGCAAAATCTCTTGGAACTTAGAATCAAAGGCCGCTCTGGTTGTGGTGTCTGCTCTGGTCGAATAGGTGACTGAGATTGGGCATTTGAAAACCCCGCTGTAAGGAATGATCTCCTCCGAGCTAATAGAAGACTCAACCACTAGGCTAGGCAATAGTCGAAGTCCCTCCGTGTCCCTCTTGAAAATGTTTAGGCCGGTTGAGGAGAGGGCGGTTGCCATTCCGTTCTCTAACTGCCTCTCAATGGAAGTCATTTTAAGTTGTTGGGTCGGCTACATCAATGGTGTATGAAATTCCGTCCGTGCTTTGTGAGTATCCAGCGATCATTCGTTCAGCCGTTGCGATGGTAATATAAGAACCCACGACAGGAGGGGCAGAGATAGCGGAGGCATCCACAACAAGGCTCTGGGTTATTTTTAGAACTTCACCGCCAATGTCTAGCTCCACCGCATAGGCTAGGTCTGTTACAGAGGCCGAAACAGCAGAAGTAGCAAGGCCAGTTACCGCCGTGTATAGGTCGGAAATCATCGAATTTAAGTCTGTCTTAAAATAGGAAGTTTGGATATTACCAGCCATAAACTCACCCCTAGTGTCAATCTGCTTTTATCATGCCGTCAAAGTCCCAAACATTCTGCACCGCAAACTGGTTTCTCTCTGGAAAGAACATGGTTTCTTTCTCCCTTCTAACTGAGGATGCCAAGATCATAGGTGAACTATTGATGCCCCAGAAGTTCTCTGCCCCCCGAATCGCCCTTGCCATTTCTGCAACGCTTGATGCCGTGTAGGTATCTAACCCCGCTATCTTAATATCTGCCGTTGTAAGCACATAGAAGTTGTCTTTGCCTAGCTGTTGCCTTGCATCCTTTATGAGTGCAAGGGGGTCTCGGCGGTCGCTTTGGCTTATCCCGAAAGGTGCGACTAGGTTGTACTTTTCTGGAAGTCCTTTGGCTGGCTTATCGTCTAACAGATCGAGGACGATGTTTGTCTTGTCTGCATCCTTAATTTCTGGGTGTGAATAAACAAACTCGTGCCAAGGGATTTTGCTTGCCATAAATGCCTCATACCGAGTTGGCCATATTTCTAGGTCTATCTTATCGCCTTTGTTTCCTCGCTTACAATAAGAGACCATTTCAAAGACTCCCGCATATTGCTCGTAACAATCAATGAAAACCTCGTGGCCTTTGTCGGCTAGAAACTTGGCGGCGGGTAGGCATCGAAGGACATCCCCAAGACGCTCCCGGTAGATAATGGTTTTAGCGGTCATCAGCCACGCTCTTGTCTTGGAGATGGTGAAAGTATTCGGATAATCTGACTGGGCCAGTTGTTTTTTGCAGTTCCTTCCATCCATCCACCAACCCGCTATACCCATAGAAATCTTGCTTAAACTCAACTTGTTTCTGGATGGCGTAGGCATAGTGATCGAACACTAGCCCCCAAGTTTCCGTCACTCCCCTTGGCACTAGCCTAGATTGAATGTTGAGCCGCGGGGGTTCGTGACTCGTAAAGCATACGCCCTTGCCCCACTTCCAAGCTCGCATCCATTCATACCAGTTAGACCCGAATCCTTCCCTTGTAACCACTCGCTTGTTTTCGCCTACGAAGAAATTGCAATGAAACTGCATCGTACATCCATCCTCCGCTCCCTTTAGACATTCATAGATTCCCTCGATCTGTTCTGCTCTCCACATTTCGTCGCAGTCCACTTCCATAACTACACCGGAATCTACTCCAAAGAGGGCTTGTTGAATCATCTCTAGCTTCCCGCTGAATGGTTTGCCCTGCGAATAAACAACAACATTCCCGCCTTGGATGCTTTCAATATATTCGTGCGTTCCGTCTATGCTCTTAAAGTCCTTGTGCCACTTGTCGGGGATTTGCTTGCACCATCGAGTACATCCTAGAGGCTCGCTCACCCCCTCTACAATTCTCCATTGCCAAGGGATTTTTAACTTCTGAAACTCTGCAAGATGCTTCTCTATAAAGGGCATCCCATTGAGAACGATGGTGAAGATGGTCAACATAACTGAAAGATGGCCGCACCATTCCTACAAGACATATCTTCCCAGAGAAGGGTGGCTGTTCGCTTTAGCTTTTCATAGTTTGCGTGGTTCTTAATGTCGTTCACATCGTCTAGGGCGATGATTGTTTTCTCCGCTAGGAAGGGTCGGACGCAACGCAGTTCCGATTCCCCAGAGAAAGGCGAGCCATCAATCAATACAAAGTTAAAATCCACTTGATGATCAAAGTGAACATCCTCGATTGCGCTTGTCTTATATTGGTAGGCGGTTTCAAGGCAGACATTGTGCCAGCCCAAGACTTGCTCTAGTGGGTACTGGTTTAGTTTGGTTTTGGTGTTTTGATAGAACTCCTCAATATCTTTCTTGTTCAGCCATAGGCTCGATATAGTTGCCGTTCCGTTGATCGCAACACCCCCTCTAGCAGATAGGTTCATAGCGTGTCGGCCTATATGATCTGGATGGTTCTCTATGCTGAATAGTTTCTTGGTCTTGATACATTGTGTTGAGCCGTCCCCTGTTCCTCCTCCAATCTCTAACCCTACATCTAGCCCCTCGCTATATTTTTGGAGGGCTTGGCCGAATGAATCGTGGATGGTTATTTCTTGCATTTTGCCATCTCTAATAATGCCTTCTTGATCACATATTGAATTACGGCTTCTGGGTCTTGCTTTAGGGCAAGCATCCCGCACTCAAACAACTCTTTCTCTGCCTTCTTGTCATAGGTAATATCAACATCAACGAACTTGGTTTTGCAGGGTCGGAACTTACCAAAGGTGACTATACCGATCTTATATGGGGTTAGCCTATCGAGGCAAGATTGATTCCAGTAAGTTTTTTTAGCCCACCCACTATCTTCCCGAGAGTGCCCCTTGGTATCCTCGCCCTTTTTGGCTTTCCTACATCCAATTATTTGCTTTGCGCTTTTCATATATGGCTTTGCCTTTCTCGTAGTATTCTGGTTTATTGTGGTTCTTAAGCTGGTCGTCTGGGTTGCCCCCTGCAAACATAGGATTTTCGTGTTTGAAAACTAAGTCCCGAGCTTCGATAACTACATCATCAGCATAAGCCCTGTCGGTGTGCTCGTTGTCTCCGTAAATCCCATCGCTCTCTTGGTAGTCGGGGTGGAACATATGCCCCCCTTGCTTCCTTAGTCTCTTTTGCGTTAGGATGGCCATACAAAGGAGTTTATCTGTCCTAAGCCCATCTGATACTGCCAACACTCTTTCAGCCTCTAGGTTGCCAATCCTGCTCAAAATTAGGGCATCCCAATATCTAGGTGGACTCCAATCATCGCTCATTTGAACTATCACCTCGCTTTTGGCTAGTTTAGCCCCAGCGTTCCAAGCATTGACTATGCCGCCCGGATTCACCCTAATTCCATTGTGAGGCGTGTAGTCCACCTTCTCGTCCTCATCCACCATAAACAACCACTCAACCGCAAGTGGTTCTTTCGCTAGGGCGAGCCATTGCATCTTCCGCTGAAAAGCTATGTGTGGCCTTCCCCTTGTAGCGTGGATAATGCTGATCTTTGGCTTTGGGTACATATTGCCTAGCTTCTGCGCTTCTTCCTTTTGCCCATAACAAACCGAGGCTATCCGATAAGCGTCCAGAGCTTGCCAATCGTAGATGCCGTGAACTTGATTCCAGTAGTGAAGGGTTGGCCTTGGCATCGCCATACAAGCCCTTCCAGAGTGCCAAGCCTTAGGCCAATCGCCCCTAGCTGAATACTCGGCCATCAAATAGAAGTATGCCTCCCTGCGAATCGGGTTTATGGCAATCGCTTCCCCTAAGTATCTGAATCTCTTTTCATTTGGTGAGCATCTCCCAAGGTTACAGAGAAGTTCATATTTAAGAGTCTCGTCTAGGTCTTGGAATACCAAAGCTCTTTCCCCTACTTCAATGGCCTTGTCTATCTGTCCCCTTAAGAAAAACTCTTGGTGTTGATAGTAAAGATTGAATGGGGCAGAGGTTAGTTCATCGGCTAAAATGCGATGGTTTCTATCGGCTGAATCTGCCTTGCTTGTGATTGGTCTATGAATCCTAAGTATCTTATCAATGGCCAAGAGCTTCCCCCTATCATTCGGCTCAAGGGCTTCATGAACTCTGTTCCTCCACCTACCGCATCCCTTCCGCAAGGCCATCTCCCTAATAGGGTTGAGGCCAGCGTTCTCAACCAGATATCTAAAGCAAACAATTTCAGCCCCCACCTTCTCGGCTTGTTCTAGCCCTTCCTCTAAAATCTTTTCTCCATCCTCTGCCATTATATCGTCAGCATCTACCCATATCGACCATTCATTTTTACAGGCTTCTAGGGCGGTGTTTCTAGCCGAGGCGAAGTCATCTATATGAGGCCAATCCAGTTTTTTATTTTGATAATGAATAACTCTAGCACCGAGAGAAAGTGCGATCTCTTCCGTCTTGTCGGGCGTAGCTGTCCCCCGAGCCATACATACAACAACCTCCTCTGAGATTGGCTTAAACGATTCAATGACTCGCTTGATGTGGGCTTCTTCATTGCCAGCAATTAGATAAAGGGATACAGGGATTTTCATTTGGGATTTCAGTTGTTAAGGATTTCTTAAGTCATAGGGATGTCAATTAAAAAGAAAAGGGGGGAGTAGGCTTTCACCCGCTCCCCCCATTTCAGGAATCAACCACCAATCTTTATGCGAAGTTCGTGGTGATACGAACAGCGGCGTTCGGATCAATAATAACTTCGTCCGTATTCATACGAACCCGGAGCACTTGGCTACGGCGAGCTTCGTCACGATAGCTCTCTGAAACGAATCCACCAGCCGCATCGCCAGTCCAAACCAAGGTGCGTCCCATTCCACCAGCGGTGAACTCACCACCGGAGACTTGGCCAACCACGATTTTCGCTGAGGAGACAACGAACGAACCGGTATACGATTTGTTCTTGCCAGCGGTGTTAATTGCCGCACGACCTACGAGGAGGTTCGTCACACCGAGAGCCGCCGCAATCTCCGCTTCGGAGAGCAAGCGAGCACCCGTGCTAGAAATCACTCCAAAGAACTGATTCTGTAGGAGGGTTGAACGACGAATCAACTCAAACACATTGGCCGACATCGCAACGCAATTCGCTTCGTAACCATACTGGGCGAGGGCGAGTTTGGCGGTAGCCACATCACGAGCGATGTCGCAAGTTGCAACAAGGGCTTGTGTGTAGTTAACGGCAGGGCTTTGATCAGCAATAGTGAAGGGAGTCGAACTCGCCCACACA